AGAAAAAGAAAGAGGTGTAGAAAATTATATACAAAAGTTTTATAACTGGAATTATGAGAATTACTTAGATATTAGCGATAAAATAGAAGGTTGGAAGAGAGATAGGAAGATATTAATGGCTGATAACAACATAGAAGATATATTAGCACTAGGAATTAGAGATAAAGATAGTTTAAAAGTAGTAGCTGATATGGCTAAGTTTATTAAAGAAACATTAGATAAGAAATACTACAGTAAGCAATTAAATACAGATATAACTACAGGAGGAAAACCCTTACCTATAATAAATATCAATGATATATCAAAAGACACAATCCCTAGTAAAGATAGCCAAACTAGAGAATAGAATAAGAATAATATCAGGAGGGACTTCAAGTTCTAAAACAATTTCAATATTACTATACTTAATAGCTGAAGCTCAGGCTGATGAAGAGCCATCTTTAACAAGCGTAGTATCAGAGAGTGTGCCTCATCTACGTAGAGGAGCTATAAGAGATTTTAAAAATATATTACAAGGACATAAGTATTGGAAAGAAAGAAACTGGAACGCTAGTAATTTTACATATACATTTGAAACAGGAAGTAAAATAGAGTTCTTTAGTGCTGACCAATCTGATAAGCTAAGAGGTGGTCGTAGAGATAGATTATTTATAAATGAAGCTAATAATGTAACTAAAGATGCCTTTGACCAGCTTGAGGTAAGAACAAAGGAGTATGTATTTATTGATTTTAATCCTACCTATGAGTTTTGGGCTTTTACTGACTTAAAGGGAAAAGATTATGTAGACTTTATAACCCTGACTTATAAGGATTGTGAAAAGGCTTTAGACCCTAGAATTGTAGAGTCTATTGAAAGTAGAAAAGATAATAAACAATGGTGGCTAGTATATGGATTAGGGCAATTAGGAGAAGTGGAGGGCAAGGTATATAAAGACTGGAAGATAATTGATGAAATCCCTCACGAAGCAAGATTAGAGAGATATGGTATGGACTTTGGCTATACTAATGACCCTTCTTCTATAGTAGCAATATATAAATATAACGATGGCTTTATATTAGATGAGATTACTTACCAGAAAGGATTAAGTAATAAACAAATAGCTGATATTTTAAACAATCAACCTAAAGCTCTAGTAATAGCTGATAGTGCTGAACCTAAAAGTATTGATGAGATAAAGAGTTATGGAGTTAATGTTATAGGAGCAGTGAAAGGACAAGATAGTGTTAATCAAGGAATACAATATGTCCAAGACCAAAGAATTAGTATGACTAAAAGGTCTATAAATGTTATCAAAGAATATAGGAATTATCTTTGGAAAACTGATAAAGAAGGTAAGATTATAAATACTCCAGAAGATATATTTAATCACGCAATGGATGCTGTTAGATATGGATTAGATAGTTTCAAGCCTACTAAGAGCAATATTTTTAATATAAATAAACAAAAGAAATATATATGATTTCAGATGAAGTACAAAAAGTAATAACTAATTATGTATCTAGGAGTGTAGAGATTGTTGATAGTAAGTATCAATTCAATCAATACGACACTATTAGAAGGATTTACTTATATGTAAATGACGAGTTCTGGAATAATGTCCCTGAAGACACTATTTTCTGGAACATTTCAACACCAAGAATACCTCACTTTGCTAAGAACATTGATTTAGACACTAAAAACTTAGCACCTATTGGAGTTGGTTCTCTAAGTATGGTGCAGAGTTTTATTTTAAAGACTAAGTTTAAGAAATGGGTAAGAGATAATAATTTAGCAATTCAATTAAATGATATGTCTGACAGTCTAGCTACCTTTGCGAGTACTGTCGTTAAAGTTAATCGTAAAACAAAAGAAGTAGAAGAGTGTGATTTACGTAATCTATACTTTAATCCCACTGTAAAGAGCATAAGAGATGCTAATATTGTAGAAAAACATTATCTAAATGAAACAGAACTAAGAGCTAAGAAAGATGTTTGGGATAATGTAGAGAAAGTTATTGATAAAGGTATAGATGATGACCCTAAAAAAGATAGTGTTAGAAACTTTGAGATATGGGAATACTCTGGAGAAGTAGAAGTAGAAGGTGATATGGTTTATAAGCATATTATTGGAAGTGGAGAAGGAGATGATGAAGTTATTCTATTTGAAGAAGAATTAAAGAGAGAAGATTGTCTTTATTATGACTTTCACGCATCTAAATATAAAGGTAGATGGCTAAGAGTAGGAGTAGTAGAAAGATTATTTAAACTACAAGCACAAGCTAATTCAGTTGTTAATCAAAATGCTGAAGCTAGGACTATTGCTTCATTACTGCTACTACAAACATCCAACCCAGATATAGAAGGAAATGTATTAAAACAAGCAGAGAGTGGTGATATTATAAATGATGATACTTTAAAACAAGTAGGATTAGATAATAGAGCCTTTAATGTATTATTAGGAGAGCTACAACAGATTGAAATGAAAGCAGATAAACTATGTATGACTCCTGATGTAGTAACTGGTGAGAAACTACCTAGTGGAACTACCTTTAGAGGACAAGCACAGCTAACTAATGCTGCTAAGAGTGCCTTTAAAGACGCACAGGACAGGCTAGGAGCTCAATTAGAGGTATTATTACGCAATGAGATACTACCACAGATTAAAAAAGACTTTAGAAAAGAAGAGATTATAGAGATAGCAGGTAATGAAGAAGATATAGAGCAATTTGATAAGCTAATTTTTAACAGAAAAGTAAAAAGAATGTTAGAAAGATTTAAAGCTGGTGAATTAAAGATTGATAGTGAAGAAGAATTAGCAAAGAAAATATCTGAAATACAAAGACAAGTTACTGAAGAACTAGAACAGAATGGAAGAAAGGTTAGATTAGAGAAGGATTGGCTAGATATAGAGTGGGATATTAAGTTTAACATTACTAATGAAAGTGAAGATAAAGAACAAACTAATAATGCCTACTTTAATGCCATTCAGTTTATGATTTCTAATCCAAACCTGATCAATACTCCAATAATGAAACAATATTTAGAAAACAATGGTATAAGTTGGTGGAGAGTTAAGCCTTCAAGGGTTCAGGAACTACAGGGACAACAGGAACAACAACAGGAAGGACAGCAAGCTCCAGAGCCAAAACAACCAGATAAATTAATGAGTTTAATTAATAAATAAAAATATGAGAAAAATCAAAATCAAAGACCAACATCTAAAAGATTTAGTAGATAAGAAATACGAAATCTTATTAGAAGGCAAAGCCAATGCCAAAAAAGCTGATAAATTAAGACAACGTAATACTGAACTAGAAGAACAACTAGAGCCAGTAAAGAATAAAATACTAGAGTTAATGAAAAAAGCAGAGAAAGATATCTCACTTGGTGAGTTTGAAGTAATATTAACTACCCAGAAAGATAAAAAAGAGTATAGCTTGGTTATAGAAGACCACTTAGAAGCCTTTAAAGAGAACTTTAAAAAACAATATGAAAACATTAAACAAAGAAGAGATAAAAAGCACTCTAAAAAGTAAAGGCTGGGAAGATATAGAGCTTTTAATACAAGAAGAAAAGCAGAAGATAAGAGATACAATGGATATAGATGTAGATAATAAGACACCTGCTGATAAAGTAGCTATTAGGGTTCAAGCTAAGAATGAAGCATTTAAAGCATTTGAGAGATTTTTTAAGAGATTAAAGAACATAGAGAGAGAGAACCCACAACGTAAAACACCATTAATATAGGGTAAAAAGTGTACCCTTTAAACACTTATAAGAGTCACAAGAAGACTCAAACAAATCTTATGGAAAACGAAAAAGAGTTAGAGGTCGACTCAAACGACACTCAAGAAGAAAATGAAGATGAAGAATCTTCTGAAGAACAGGAAACTTCACAAGAAAATCCTGAAGAGCTTAAAAAACAAATTAAAGAATTGAAAGGACAGAAAGATTATTATCAATCCCAGTATAAGAAAGTAAAAGGTAAACCTAAGACTACCGAATATCTAAGTAGAGATGAAGCTATGTTAATTGCTCAAGGTTATAATGAAAATGACCTAGAAACACTTAACACCATTTCTAAAGGTAAAGGTATATCTTTGAAAGAGGCAAAAGAAGATTCTCTCTTCAAAGCCTATAAAGGCAATGTAGAAAAAGAAGAGAAGTCTAAAGAGGCTCAATTAGGAGCTTCAGGAGGCTCACCTACTACTGGAAACTCTACTGGAAAACCTAGAGATGACCACAAGAAACAATATGAAGAGTTAAAACAGAAATATCAGGGATAGATTAATTTTCGTTCTTTCTAAACAAAACGTATGGCAACAGGAGCTATTGGAACAAACAACTACACAGCAGCTAATCTAGCTGAACTAATCCCAGAATTATGGGGTGGCGATAAGATAAATGATTTCTATCGTTCTAAACTAACAGCAGCTAATCATTTTTGGGATGTAAGTGAGTTAGCAGCAGCAGGCGGAGATACTATTAACATTCCTTCACTATCTGAAATGAGTGCTAATGATAAGGATAACAACGAGAAAGTTACTCTTAACAGCACAACTTACGGTTCAACTGTATTATCTATTGATACTCATAAGGAAGTATCTTTCTTAATTGAGAAGAAAGAAGCTAAACAAGTATTAAACAGCTATCAATTACAAGAAAAATTGATGAGTAACGCTGGTTATACAGTTGCTAGAACATTAGACACTGCTTTACTATCACTTTACGCTGGTCTTTCAACATCAGAGGGTGCTTCAGACGCTGCTCTAAGCGACAGTAATATCAGAAGTGCTATTGAAACAGTAAGAAGTGCAGATGTACCTTCAGAAGATTTAGCATTTTTCTTTAACTCAGCTCAAATTTGGGGTGAT